TACAGTATTGTTTGGTATACTATACAAAGACGTTAAAAACTTTGGGAAGAAGAAATAAGGGAGTATAAAGTGAAACTAAAAGATATTATAAATGAGGGTGTGTATGATCCCGGTATTTTTAAAGCGATATTTTTAGCCGGTGGGCCTGGCAGTGGAAAATCATTTGTAGCTAACGAACTAGTAGGTATACCTAAAGGTGCGTTTGGAAAGATTGATATGTCATTTGCGCCAAGTGGTATAAAGCTCGTTAACTCTGATCCAGAGTTTGAATACTTTCTCAAGAAGGCTGGTGTAGACCCAAAAGACTTAGCTAACCTAAGCGATGAAGAATTTAAAAGATTAACAGAACCTGCTGACTCCCCTCGACAAAAAGCCAAAAGAATAAAGTCTGCCAAAGAAAAGCTATACACAAAAGGCAGGTTAGGATTACTGATTGATGGAACTGGTGACGATTATAATAAAATAAAAAAGAAGCGACAAGAGTTAGTAAATTTAGGTTATGATACTTACATGATTTTTATTAACACTAGTTTAGAAGTTGCACAGCAGAGAAATGCACAACGGGATAGAAAGTTACCCGAAAAGATGGTGGAAAAAATTTGGAAGGATGTACAGAAAAATATGGGTAGATTTCAAGGTCTATTCAAAGGTAATTTTAAAATCATTGATAACTCTGAGCGGCGTGTGGCAAAAAGAGACTCTCAAGCTGGTGTCATTATTTTTCCAAAAGAGTTTTATAACTCTGTTAATAGGTTTGTAAAAGCACCAATTAAGAGTGGTATCGCTAAACGATGGATGAAAAGACAATTAGAGTTAAAGAAAAAAACAGGTATGTAAATGATAGGGAGTACTAATAAAACAGTTACAGGTAAAAATTCAACAGGAACAATAAAAATAAAAGCTCGTACGCCACAGGCTGTAGAACAAATGTTGGCTACAGCGGTCACTGCATTAGAAGGCTTGAATCCTTATATGAGTTTAAAGGATGAAAGAAAGAACAAGAAAAAATCTAATAGGAGAAATGAAGTGATTGTAAACCAACCACCGCCGCCTGTAGCTTCCGTTATTCCAGTAGAACTTTATGGAATGACAAATGGTCAACTTGCTGACCCCGTAAAAGGTAAAGGAATCACTAGTCCCGAATGGAAGTACGGTGCTATGATTAACCCAACAATGAGAACCGACACTCCATTAGGTGGCCTCAACGATATCAAAAAAACTCAAGAGAGCATGACCAAAACTTTAGAGTTTGTAAAACAGGGACACATCTTTGATATGTTGGCATGAATTAGTATATAAAAATATACCTTCTCTCAATATCATTTCTTTTTATTTTATAAATGATATTTATTTACGACATTCACACGTTAAAGGTTTATGTAGAAACTTATAACGTATATGGAGAAAGTATATGGAATTTGGACCCGTACTTGAAAACGTAGCTAGTGTGTTCGCACTACTCATAACCCTTTCTGTTATTATTGAAAGAGGTTTGGCTACTGTTTTCGGTTGGAAGTATTATCAGAAACTTTTAGGCGGTAAGGGGTTAAAAGTACCCATTGCCGTTGGCGTTTCTTTTTTAATCGCCAATCAAGTACCAGTAGACTTGGTAGCAATGTTGTTTAATGGAGAGACTTCGGTCTTAGGCCAAGTGCTTACTGCTGGATTACTGAGCGGTGGAAGTAAGAAAGTTGCGGAAACCTTTGGTGATATAAAGGCCGCCGTGGGTAAATAACCCTTTTCAAAATATGTGAGTCGCTTCGGCGACTCACATAACTATATAATAGGAATAAAATGAAACTACATAAAATACTTCTTGCAGAACAAAACATTCGTGATCTTATAAAAAGTTATGCCGTATCAATGAAAAAGAATAGTATGATGAGGCAAGAAAGATATAAGTCAATGATGTACGCAAGATTGGCTGACCTTGGATATAGTCGCCGTAACATTACAAAAATGATAAATGACTTAGATGATGTAACTTCAGAAAAAGACATTGATAGTTTTATGGCACGATATAGATTATTGGGTGATGATTTTATTGATAGTTTTAAAGCTACAGAATCAAGTATAACAGAATCAGAACGGGAAGAGGTCGATGGTGTAGAGGAAAATATTCATACTTTTGATTTGATGTTACAGATACCATTTACAACTGAAAAGAACAAAGAAGAAAAAATTAGAAAATTAAAGTTTGATTTTGCTATAAATGATATTAAAATTAATAGTCAGAAAGAACTTGAAGTTGATAAGGTTAATCCAGACTCCGAAACCAATCCTGTAATAGATTATGTGGTAAGAATGGAAGTAGAAACAGAAATGACGCGTAGTCAGTTGGAGAATGAAGTAGAACCAGATTATAAAATTCTGAAAATAAAGGAAAAGTAATATGGCTCTATCCCCTACGAACGAATTAAAAATACAAGGTGCTATCGCATCTAAGAATTTAATTCGTATCTCTTATTCCAAAAAAAGAAAACCTAACGATAGAATAACTCAACGCGTCTTAAGGGTAGTAGAACCTTATGAAATATCAGCGAAGGGTTATCTTTATGCTTGGGATACAACCAAAGGTAAAAAAATAAAAAGTTTTATCACAGATAACATTAATAGTGTTTTAGTATTGAATACAAAGTTTGAAGATAGATACCCCGATGATGGAAAAGCATTTCCTACATACGAAGCAGATAATCCACCCGATGCACGGAGAGTGAGTAGTCCGGCTGTGAATACAGTTTCGCCGTTTATATAGAAAGGTTTTAAATGGATGAGTTTGATTATTTATTAAAAGAGGTTGGTGTTGTTGTGTTAAGTCATGGTCGTAATGATAAGCTTGAAAAAAGTTTACAATCTTATGAGAAAAACGGCTTAACGGATATGGTTGGTGACAATTTTATTTTCTTTAATGAAATAAGTAACGATGATATTAATTTAATTAGTGGTTATGAAAAATATGAATGGGGTGGTCATCAACAAAATTTAGGTATTGGTTGGGGAATGGTAAAGGCAATAGCTGAATCCTACAAAGATTATGTATTGTTTTTAGAAAATGATTTTGAGTTAGATACAACTCAAGAAGATATTTACAAACAGTTAATATTGGGTTTAAGAGCTATTCATAATGATTCTGTAGACATAGTAAAATACAGAAAGCTTAGCGATTATATTAATACATCAAACGAAGTTAAAAGGTGGGTAAACGAAGTTGATAGTTTTGGTCACCCTATAGTGAGTGGAGATACAGGTAGAAAGGGTTGTGATCCAAAAAATTGGTGGGTTGGTTTTGCAGTAGAAGAAAATTTTGGTTACAACAATTCAGACATATGTGAAAAATTGGATAGTGATGGCGATGAAGTTTTGTGGAAGATGGCTGCAAAATACTTTAATTGGTCAAACAATCCTTTTTTATGTAAGAGAGAATGGTTTCTACAAATAGCGAAGGCAAGAGATTTTGGTGTGATGGAAAAGGTTGCTAACTCAAGAAGTCCCGACTTTGAGGAACAGATGGATGGATGGTGGCAAAAACAACCTTATTTTGGGGGTGTAGTATCGGGCCTGTTCGTTCATCAACCGTGAGAGGATACAATGGATAAAGAACAAGCGGAAGAGTATGTGAGGTGTCGTAAAGACCCGATTTACTTTATTAAAAAGTATGGGAAAATACGCCACCCTACTAAGGGTCTTTTAGGTTTTGAGCTTTGGGATTTCCAAGAAAATACACTTCAAAGTTTCCTTGATAATTCGTACAATATTATTTTAAAGGCGAGACAGTTAGGTATTTCTACTTTATGTGCTGCATATGCAGGTTGGATGGCTAACTTTTTTAAGAACAAGGAAATTTTTATCCTTGCAACAAAAAGAGATACAGCCACTAATTTGGTAGACAAAATAAGAGTGTTTTTAGAAGAAGTACCGCCGTGGTTAAAGTCTGATATACTTATTGATAATCGTCAGAGTATGGAATTAGCTAATGGTTCAAAGATTAAAGCTGGAGCTACTGGTTCAAATGCAACTGACGCAGCTCGTTCAGAAGCATTAAGTTTGTTGATTATTGATGAGGCTGCATTTATTAAGTCTATGGATGGCATTTGGACTGCAGCTCAACCTACACTATCAACAGGTGGTGATTGTGTTGTGTTGTCTTCTCCGAATGGTATCGGTAATTGGTTTCACAAACAATATATAGAAGCAGAAGCTGGTGTTAGTGAAAGAATAGGTAATAAAAACATTTCTTTTAATCCAATCAACTTACCGTGGAGTTATCACCCCGACAGAGATGAGGAATGGGCGAGAAATGAAAGAAAGAAAATAGGCGATCAGGCTTTTGCACAGGAACATGATTGTGACTTTTTACAATCGGGTAACAATGTAGTTAGCTTAAAGGCTTTAAGTTGGTATGAAGAGCACCCAACTGAAGAAGAAGAGGCCGATAATGGCTTCAGACCTTTTATGAGAGATCCCGAAGAAAAAACTTGGATTGATAAAAACTTATGGATATGGAAATATCCAGACTACTCCAAACAATATATTTTATCTGCTGACGTTGCTCGTGGCGATGGTGATGACTTTTCAGCTTTTCATGTTATTGATGTTGAAAGTTATGAACAAGTAGCAGAGTATAAAGGTAAGGTTAACACAGATGTTTATTCTCACCTTATTCACAATACAGCAGTTCAATATAACAACGCATATATAATTGTTGAAAATGCTTCTATGGGTCATCATGTTGTAATGAAACTAATAGAGATGGAGTATAGAAATCTTTATTGGACTATAAAAGATTTAACTCGTATACATGAAAGCAACTCTAATCAATTACATTACGATCCATACAACGTACCAAAAAATGCTGTACCTGGCTTTACCATGAGTATGAAAAGCAGACCTGCTTGTGTGGCTCGTATGGAAGAGGATTTAAGAACACATGAATTTATTTTACACTCTAAAAGAACATTAAATGAATTAGAAACTTTTGTATTTAACAACGGTAAACCTGAAGCATTATCTAGTTATAATGATGACCTTGTAATGTCATTAGCTATTGGAATGTATGTTAGAGCCACTACTCTTAAATTCAATAGTCAAAATGATGATATCACTAAACAACTATTAAGTGGAATTAATTTTTCATCTACGCCTTATGAGTTTGGTATTTATAAGACAGACGATCAGAAAAAAGAAGAAAACTTAACCTTTGATGTTGGTAATGGCCAACGAGAAGATTTACGATGGATGATGAATTAATGGCTGATATTGACGGTTGGAGTAAGTACGAAAAAATGGTAATAGATAAACTTGATGAGCATAATAATAAGTTTAACGATATTGAAAGTAAGCTTACACAAATACAAGTAGACATAGCTACATTAAAAGTAAAGGCTAGTGTTTGGGGTGGGATTGCTGGGTTAGTGCCAGTAGTTTTAGGTTTAGTTTTGTTTTTTGTAACACAGGCAGGCTAATTAAAAGGAATAAGAAATGGCAGATAGATTTGACATACTTAAAAAAATATTAAAAGGTGGTTCAGCTTCATACAAAGTTCCCACGGAACGACCTGGCATAAAGGCACAGAAAAATGCTTTTGATACATTCCAAAGAGCATCTTCTGCATTATATCAACAATCTTTAGTAGGTGGTGTTGAGAGATTAGAACGTGTAAAAGATTACGATGAGATGGATCACTATCCAGAAATTACAAGAGCTTTGGATATATACGCTGATGATTCTATGACTTATGCAGAGGATGGTAAAATATTACAGATAATCTCTGATGATGATAAGGTTGTACATGAACTTGAGGAATTACTCTATCAACGATTAGATTTAGATTTTCACCTATGGACTTGGATTCGTAATATGTGTAAGTACGGTGATATGTTTAATCTACTAGATATTGTTGATAAAGAAGGTGTATTAGGTGCAATCGCTATGCCAGTTGGTGAGATAGAAAGAGAAGAAGGTTATAATAACGACCCAAACAGTTTAAGATTTAAATGGACTGCTCAAGGTAATACTGTATTTGAAAATTATCAAGTATCACACCTAAGAATACTTGGTGATGATAGATTCTTACCTTATGGTCGTTCTATATTGGATTCGTCACGTAAGGTATGGCGGCAACTATTGATGGCTGAAGATGCCATGTTGATTTATAGAATTAGTAGAGCACCCGAACGTAGAGTGTTTTATGTTGATGTAGGAAATATTCCGCCAAGAGATGTTGACTCTTACATGCAGGCCGCAAGAGATAAATTAAAAAGAGTAGCTGTTGTAGGTGAGTCTACTGGTAATGTTGACTACAGATACAATCCCGAATCAATACTTGAAGATTTCTTTATTCCCGTCCGTGGTGATAGAGGAAGTAGAATTGAAACATTGCCTGGCGGTGAGAACGCTGCTGCTATTGAAGACATTCAGTATCTACAAAACAAGTTGTTTATTTCATTAGGTGTACCAAAGTCATACCTTACAGCCGAAGAAGATTTGAGTGGTAAGTCAACACTAGCA